CCTGTGATTCTTCCAAGGTTTTGTAGAGGGTAGAAAGCTCCTGAGCAGCGGGGTAGTCGTTAGACGCCATTGCTTTCTGAATACCGTCGGCAATAGAGGCAAGGTTATTCGGATTAACACCCCTGACAAGCTCTTGGCGCTTTTGTGCTTGAAGCATTTGGGGGTCTTGTCCGCCAAGCATGCGACCAATAGCCCCACCTAGCTGGTTACCGCCCCTGTAAAGGCCGGCAGAAGCCCGTTCAAAGGGGTCTTGCTGTGCATAGGCGTTGGCTTCTTGATTAAGGGCCGCGACGCGGGCTTGTTGAATACTCTCAGGAGTTGCTCCGAAGAGACTTGGTGCTGTTGCCATATTTAACTCCCAAATATCGAATACATGTTTGAAGATCCTGACCCTTGTGATTGAGGCATACTAAATCCTTGTCCTGTGAACGGAGCAGATCCTGATGGAGTCGGAGAACTACCAAACAACCCAGCAATACTAGATGTGAAGTCTTTGTTCTGAGACAACCCAGAGAGCGTATCCCCAAACGGGTTGTATGAATTAGACCTCAGCATAGAGTTGGCTGCATTTGTTCCACCAGTGAATAGGGAGTTCCCTACATTAGCGCCCGCTGCGGCTGCACGGCCTCCCAAAGCACTGCTAAGATCAAAAGCTCCTTGACCCGCTGCTTCCAATTGCTGTCCCAAACCAAACTGAGCTTTGTAGGGGTTGTAGCCAGCCACCATTTGATCACCACCTGCACTGAGCAAGCCCGTCCCAAAAGTTGTTTGAGCACGTCCTTGTTCTTGTGCTTGTGAAGCAAGGTTTAGATTGGTGTTTTGAAGGCTGTTGTAATAGGCTTGAAGCTCTGGGTTAGAAGCCCCCATACCACCAGCGTCTGTAGCCCCCACAGCAAGGCCAGCAGTGCCCCGTTGTTGTTGGTTGTTACGGATACGAGCAAGCTGTTGCTCTTGGCCGGGAGCCAACATAGCCTGCTGAGCAGTTAGGTATTGCTGGGCGGCCTGCTCAGGGCTTTGAGCCAGGTAGCCTTGTCCCAAGTTAAACAAGCCTTGTCCGGCCTGCTGTGACTGGTCAGCAAAAGACATACCCTGGTTCTGTGCTTGTGACAGAAAAGCATCCCGTTGAGCAGCTAGCTCAGGGGACAAGGTGTAACCAGCTGAAGACAGATTACCGTCAGAGCCATAACCAAAGTTACTAGAACCAAAGGCAGTGGTAACGCCTACTGGCTTAAACCGTTGGGCGTCTGCTGCAATCCTTGCGGCTTCAAGCTGTGCGTTTGCTTGTGTTTGAGCTGCTCTCTTGGCTGAATTGCCTCCAATCAATGAGCCTGCAAGTCCAATACCAGCTGCAATAAAAGGCATATTAAACCCCTTCCTTAATTAATACTTTATCGATGTTGTCTGCGTCTGTTTCAGAGGTGGCGTGAATACAAAACCAAACACTGTCTTCCAGGGCATGAATTGCATGGTTCACATCCTTAACAATGTTAATACAAGCCGGGGCTATATATTCCATACTAAGCTCTCCCTCAAACAACACCTGAACACGGCCTTGGGCAAGGATGCTGAGGTGGTCATAGGTGTGCTTATGCTGTACAGCAAAGGTTCCAGCCTTTAGTTGCACCTCTTTAGCATAGAGGCCGTCTGAGAAGTGATGAGATTGTATCATGTTTTAATAATAAAGAAGATGCCGAGGTAAGGGGGCAAGTTGGCGTTTGTGCCGCTTACGCCTGCTGTGCTGTTGGCTACGGTGATGCCTGTACCTGCTGCCGTTGTGACCAACTTATTACTGCCGGCACCGTATAGTTGTCCATCAGATATACGGTGGGTACCTGACCCTGCATTAGTGACTAAAACAATGCCGTCTTCAAATACGACTGGGTGAGAGTGCGCTGGGTCAGTAACAGTTGCCGTGTGCGTGTGGCTAACAAGAACCGCGTCTTTAGAGCCTCCTTGACTATTAGCAGAATAAAGATCACCAGCACCCAATACCGTTTTGTTACGATAATCAGGGAGCGTGAAAGTTGTTGAACCGTCCCCCGCACCAAACACCACCCCGACAATGGCAAACAAAGCAGCATATGTAACCCTACTCACTGCTTGTCCGTTACAAAGCAAGAAGCCTGTGGGAGCCGTTGCTGTGGGCCACATAAGCAGAGATGCGGTGGGGGTGCCTGCCGACACAGCAAAGGCTGTAGTTGCTAGTTGAGTGGTGGACGTACCTGCTGTCGCTGTTGCAGCCGTTGGGGTTCCTGTAAACACAGGGTTTAGCAGATCAGCTTTTGTAGCCACCGCTGCGGCAATGTTGTTAAACTCCGTATCAATCTCAGTGCCCTTAACAATCTTCAAAGGATTGCCTTGTGGTAAAGCATCCTTTGAAGCAAACGACGTACTCTTTACATATTGTGTCATACTAGTTTCCCATTCTTAGCTTGGATTTCTATTCTCTGGATACTCAAAGGAGAACCATTAATCTCAGACTCATACCCTGTTTGAACAACCTTACCGCTGCCAGTTGGGTATGCTGTAAGTGTTTGCAATGAAGTTCCCGGACTGTATACAGCTACATTATACTCTGCCTCTCCATAAAAGTCAACTCCTTGGGAAGGGATAAGTACGTTCTGTGCTAAGTAGTTTCCAGAGAAGTCATAGCCCCACTTAATTGTCACATACTGAAAACTCCCACCAATTACTACAACCTGTAGCCTCTTAAGCACCGAGGTGACTCCAGGATCTCCTAAGTCGGCGTGGTTTGTAAAGTATTGAAACCTATAACTCTCACCGTTATCCGAGTAGTCTTTGTAAGCCCCTACAAAGCCTTCCTTGCCAATAAGCATTGTTCGGTTACGGAGAAAGCAAAATGAAGAAGGACGTATGTTGTCCCAAGTAGTAATCCTTGCTGCCCCATCTTCTAAAGATGCTCTCGTATCAAAACAATAAACCTGTTGAAGAACGGGAAATGTAATGAGGTAGAAACTTTCAAAAGGATTATAAACACTCTTAATGGTTTTAAGAACTTCTCCTTGTACAGCGCTCATCAAGTCATCACGGACATTCTTACTGATGTCTCTTAAAGGAGCACTCTTTTCTTGCACTGTTCTAAGCACACTACGCACACCAGTAGCAGACAAGAAGATAACATCACTACCTGTATTTTGAATGGTATCCCTAGCAATGCAGCCCATTCCTGTAATAGTGTCTGACAAAGCAATATCAGCTGGAACAGAGGCATTAGCGTAGACAAGAATTGTTTCTCTACCAAAGATAAACAAGAAGTTGTTATGAGCAGCAAGCCCTGTAATGGTGTCGGCACCGGCAGGCCACACAGTTGAGATGTCCAACGTACCTGATGTTCCTGCTGTCCACTTATGACCAGCCAACAGATCAGAGAAAGACACCACTGTCTTATTAGTTGTGGTGGAGGCAACCCATAGACGCCCATAGGCGCTCAAAGCAATATCAGCTAAAGGGACAGTTCCAGAATAGCCCGTCTTCTCTGTAATGCGTCGATAGGTTGAGGACGACACCAGTGGGTCAAAGACCAGCGGATCGTAGCCTTCTTGGAAGAAGTAGAGGGCTTGATTTAACGAGACAATCTGCCAGTTGTTATCGGAGATTGTAGGGGCTGTGCCACCGCCTCCGTAAGTAAGCTGAGTTAAAGCTCCTGATACAAGCAGGAACAGTTTATTATTGCCAGCACATACAACATACTCAGTTCCATCATCAACAACCAATTCCTTGATTGCTTCGATGGGGGCTGTGCTAAGAGCTTCTGAAGCTGCGTTTTGTGGAGTCCAGCCTTTACGTGCTCCAATACGACCAAACTTATCAATCACAGCATTGTTGGCAACCAAGGCATAGCCCTGCGCGAGGTTTAGCGAAGAGTCTTGCGTGTTGAGACCAAAGAAGCCAGGAGCAGAAATACTAAAGGTTTGAATTGGTTGAGCCATTACACACCAATCCAGATTTCTTCTTCAATATAACGTGAAGCCTCAATTGCGATGTAATCGCTAAGAACATTTCTGTACAAGCCGTAGGCTTCAGAAGTGGATAGTCCCCCATCTTCACCACGTTCCACCAACGAACGAGCTAACGCAAGAAGGACAACCGGCTCTTTAGGAACAAACATTTGGTCAGTATCTTCTACCAGTTCTTCTTGTGGAATAAACAAGTTAAAGAAGATTGTGTACAGCTTGTCTGGAACAGGAAACAGATCAACCTGGGTGTCGCCATTGTTGTTGATGCCGTTGAAGTTGTAAAAGATAGGGCTTCCAATCTGAGGAACTTGAGAACCAACAAAGTGCTGAGTCATCTGACGGTAGCTTTTGTTAACTAAGAAGTGGCGGGCAGAGGCATTAAACACCTCAATAACTTTAAACCGAGCACCTGACCCCTGTAGCACATAATTAAACACACCGTCAGTGGTTTCTGCTGTGAGGGTTGAGGTTAGGGCGTTCCAATTATAAGCATCTTCTACTTGTCGTTTAGCATCATTAACAAACTTGCTTACAAGTTTAGAAAGAACATTCTCGTTAATAGTTGTAACGGCTGGCTCACGCAAGCGAACCAACACATCGTTTACAAGAGAAAGGTAGGAGGGGAGAGCCATTATTAAAGTCCTCTAAGGTAGACAGTTTTACCTGCTTTTTTAACAGCCCGTAGGCATTCATTCTTCAGGTTGTCAGGGTTGTAGCTAATATGAACCCAGCCGCTGTTAGGCTTGCCGTCTTCGTAAAACTCCAAGATAAGTTGTGTGAAGGGGTCGCCATCTTTAATCCACCGAGCAAGTTCTTTGTTATCAAAGCCATTAACTTGGATATCTGCTGCATAACCAAAACAATGGTCACTGGTGGCCGAGCCTCCAATGGCTTTGTTAAGCTCAGGGCTTCGGTATCCACTGGAGACACTTACAGGGCCAAGACGATCACGCACTGGCTGCAAGATGTTGTCTACAAGAGCTTGTAGGCTGTCAACAACCCGCAATGAGGGGATGTTATCAATACAAAGCCGCGTGGCCGTCATAGACCGTGTAAGCTCATCAAGGGAGAAGTTGGTAGAGAGTTGCATTATTTCCTTAGAGCAATTATCTTTTCAAGAGTACGACCACCAAAGTATGCAGACATAATAAGCATACCCCACTGGCCCAAGAGCTGTACATAACTCTCATTAGCATTATACCCGAAAGCACTCATTAAAGCAAACAAGAAGTATCCGGCAAAGATAGCAACTAAGGACATTGGCCGGATGTTCATAGCAAGCCAGCTGTCTGTAGCTGTATCAGCTTTCCAACGAGAGGTGACATTGTCCTGCTCTGATTTATACAACTCTGTCTCATTAGCCATCTTAGCCAGCTCGCCAGACTGAGCTAGTGAGGCCAGATCAAGCTGCGCCTGAGCCTTTGCAGCTGGATCAGGGATGAGCTTATCAATTAGCTTTCCTCCAATACTCAATAAACCATCTAGTAACATATAATTCCTTATTATTTCCTAAAATCTTGAGCAAGTAGAGAGAGGGCAGCAATTATTCCGCAAACCCAGATAATTGGCTTTGCAGCTTTTGCAATCCACTCCAACACGGTGAAGGCTCCTTGCGCTGCACGAAAGGCAGCTACAACGTCCACTGTGTCTTTAGCAACCTTATCCACCTTAATTTCCAAAACAACTAATCGCTCATATATGGCGCTGTTGGAGTCATTAGTGCTCATATATGGTCTCCAGAAGGATCGTAAGGGTCAAGGAGGGGCTCCGCCCAAGCAGCTACTGCCTTACGCCACCCAGTACCTTTGTTATGCCGCTTGAGCCGTGATGTCACTGTGGTTTCTCTTGGAAGCTCAAGAAGAAGCAAGGTTAGTACAAACACGTTGACAAAGCAATCAAGCAGGTAACCAAAGATCAGCACGGGGTAGCCCAGAGCCATTGCTGTTTTACTTAGTAGGCCAGCGTCTTTGGCACGCTTTAAATTCATGACAGCAAGGTAGAAAACCCACAGCGCGTAGGTTGCTCCAAAGCCAATGGCTGCCGCGTAGAGGTAGATCATCCTTACACAGCGGCGCTTTGCATAGGCGTCAGGTCTTCTGTTGTCCAATAATCCTTAGCCAACATCAATACCAGATGCTCTTGGTTGCGTGCCAAGCGGTCTGTCTCTTCAGCATTCAAAACAGGTTTTGCTTTTAGCGCATTAATCAGGTTCACACTGTCCATAGCTGAGGAGTAGTGCTTTTCGATTTGCTCAGGGGTAGTTTCAATAATCATGGGTTTCTTTCAGGGATGGGTTAAAACATAAGCGTCAAACTTTGCATTCAGTTCTTGCAAGGCTTTTACTAAAACAGGGATCAAAGCGGTATCAACCATGCGCAGTTTGTCTGCATCTTCGTTGTCCACGATGACCGGGTTATCACCTTCAAGCGCCAGCACGTCCTGAGCTTTAAAGCCGTAGCGCACCCCGCCGTTGGTTTCTTCCGAGTCCCGTGCGGTACGGAATTGATACGCTGTAGGCTGCAACGCTTTGACAAATTCAAGGCCATGTGGCACAGGCGCAAAGTTGGTTTTATCCCGCGCATCTGACACCACCGTCCATGCGACTTGGATGTACGCATTGGTTACGCCCGTTGACCCCATGCAAAACCGATTGTCTTCGGTAATTGGGTTAAAGACAGGGGCGTAGCCGCTTGCCGAATTACGCGGGTTGATTACCGTGTTTCCGCTGCCCGTGGTGTTGTCCCGAAGTGCGCTCACCCCGCTGGCTGTGTTGCTGCCGCCTGTGGTGTTGTTCTGGAGTGCTTGATACCCGCTGGCTGTGTTTTGGGTGCCTGTGGTGTTGCTTGTAAGTGCGTTCACCCCGTTGGCTGTGTTGCTGCCGCCCGTGGTGTTAAACCGGAGTGCGTCCCGCCCGCTGGCTGTGTTTAAGTTGCCGGTGGTGTTGCTGAGGAGTGCGTGATACCCAATTGCAGTATTATTCAACCCAGTATTATTAGCCGCAGTAGTAGACCCCCTGAGTGACTGAAAACCCACTGATGTGTTGGTGCTGGTATAAGCAGTTGCGGTGTCGTTGGCATAACGCTGGGATTCAAAGCCAATGGCTGTTGCGCTAGAGCCTGTTACTGGGGTATTGAGTGCTTTCACCCCGCTGGCTGTGTTGCTGCCGCCTGTGGTGTTGTTCTGGAGTGCTTGGAACCCGCTGGCTGTGTTGCTGCTGGCTGTGGTGTTGGCGAGGAGTGTGTCCACCCCGCTGGCTGTGTTTTGAGTGCCTGTGGTGTTGGCATTCAGAGCACTCAAACCCAATGCGGTGTTTGACGATATGGCCCCAGCACCTTTGCCTACTCGCACGCCTGATAGAGTTGCGTCGGTTGTGGAAGAGATAGCCCCGGTTACTGCTAGCGCCCCAGAGTTCACAGCAGCCAGCGTAGAAGTTCCTGTAGCCCCCAGCGTAGTGAATGCACCAGCCGCAGGTGTCGTAGCGCCGACAGTGCCGTTGAAGGCATTAGCGCCTGTCATGGTCTTTGCGCCGGTGATAGTTTGCACGGAACCTAAGTCCACACCTGTTTCAATATATAAGTCCCAATCAGCAGTTGTTGCTGGGTTGTTTGTGGTGGTTAGCACTTTACATATATACAAAGAACTATTGTATCGTACAATGTCCAGGTTTTTGTATGTACCAGCAGCCCATGTTCCTTTTGAAACAAATCCAATTCGTCCTAAATTTGTGGTTGGCATATTAAAGTCCCTCGTAAGTAAGTATTAGTTCGCCATCAACAAGGGATGGGGTTGTAGTTGTTAGGTGAGACACAATAAGTTCACCCGCCACCAACGTAAATGCACCAAAGTTAATTCCCAGCATAGACCCAGCATTAGCTAATAATAGTGATGTTGCTGTTGCTGCTGTGGTGGCTGTTGTAGCAGACAACGATGCTTCGCCTGCTTTTGTCGTAGCTGTTCCAGCGCTAGTGTTTGCTGCCGAGGCGCTGTTAGATGCACTAGTGACACTACTGTCTGCTGCGTTCTTACTTGCTAAAGCGCTTAACTCACTAGCATAAGCATTAGTGGCCGACGCTGATGCTGAATTCTTTGAGGAAAGCGCATTAGACTCAGAGGTAGCGGCGTTGCTCTCACTTGTTGCTGCATTAGAGGCACTGGTTGCAGCTGCTGAGGCACTGGAAGAAGCATTGCTGGCTTGTGTTGTTGCAATGCCTGCTTGTGTAGAGGCTGTAGAGGCATTTGAGGAGCTATTTGATGCAGAGGTAGCCGAAGCTGTTGCTGATACCCCTGCGGCATCTCTAGCAGTCTCTGAAGCTGTCTTAGCTGTGGTAGACGCTGTAGCGCTAGTAGCTGAGGCAGTAGCAGAAGCAGCCGCTACTGTGGCGCTGGAGGCGCTATTGGTTGCGTTGGTGGCAGCAGAAGAGGCACTAGTGCCTGCATTGGTTGCCTGAGTTGTTGCTGTGGATGCACTTGTAGCAGCCCCTGAAGCACTTGTAGCTGCGTTTGAAGCACTTACAGAGGCTCCTGAAGCACTTGTTGAAGCCCCTGAAGCGCTTGTTGAAGCCCCTGAAGCACTCGTAGCAGCCTCAGAAGCACTGGTGGACGCATTACCTGCTAAAATACCTGCTTGAGTTGCTGCTGAAGCGGCTGCAACACTGAGGGCTGCTACGGCAGTAACTGCGGAATCACTGGTGGCATTTCCTCCCCCACCGGGGCCACGATAAATTGTCATTCTTTTGCTTTCTTAGGCTTAGGGGGTTGTTTTACAACAAACACTTCTTCATACTCGGAGTGCTTACGCATATCCTTAATTGTCTCTTCGTCTGTCATTTCATACACACATCCCGTGTGCTTACATTTAAACATAGCCATGTTGTTTCCTTTTTAGAAAGCTCTTTGGTGGGGGAAGGAGAAGCCATCTAAAAAGGAAGCCCCGAAGGGCTCCCGTTTAAGCCAGGTTAGGCTGGAACTGCCAGAGCAACAGCAGAGCCGTCACGCAGTTCTTTAACACCGTACAGCGTGTCAGCAGTGAACAAGGTACCGAGGTATTCCTGTTTGTACTGAGTTTGCGAACGAACACCCATTTGCTCAACAAACACTGCGAAGTCTTTATGACCCATCAGTGCAATACGAGCGGCAGTAGAACCACTGGTCGTATCGGCGTTGCTGGTGACAAACACTGGGATGCCATAAACATTACCAATCTCACCATTACGGATGGTGTTGGACGAACCAACTTCACCCACAAAGGCTTGTTCAGTAAAGCGGGCAATACCCATCAGCGTATTACGGCTGGAAGGTGGGACCATCAAGAAGCGACCGTCCATTGGAACGTCGTTGTCATCCAAACGCTGAATAGAGCGACGGATAGCAGCGTCAGTCAGAGCGCCCAAGCCGGTGTTTGCACCAGCAACATAAGCGGTTGTACCGTCAGCGCCTGACAAAGCACCCGAATATGCAGCCGTACCACTGCCGCCTCGAACGCCACGACCCAATTCAATAAGGGCAGTGTCAACTTGACGAGCAAGGGCGTAGCCAGCATCTTCAGTGTAGAAGTTGCGAAGCGAGGCCAAAGCCTGTGCTTCAACAATATCTTCAATCAAGCGGCTATACTCATAGTGCTGGTCGATGGTGACAACAACTTCAGTGGCGGTGCCTGCAACCAAGGTTACTTGGGTGGAAGACGCTTTAACCGAAGCACTGCCGCGAACAGGAGCAGGAATGTGAAGCGAATCACCTTTCTTGCCCTTGAAGCTCATCTTCTTAACTAGATTAGCCAGTACAAGACTCTTCTTGTAAGTTGCAATGATTTCATCAGCGGGGACATTGCAAAACCTTCGACCATAGCTTACTCCGTAGAGTTGATTACACTTGGCCTGTGCGAGTGCGTATGACAGAACGCTAGTAGTTGCTCAATTTTGTGTTTTTTGAGCTTACTGTGTCGTAACACCTTACTTAAAAAGTGTTGTGCAAATGAGACATTAGAGGCTCCAAGAGAGTGCTTCCAGTCCATGATGTGTGGATGGCTCGCTCCCCGGTTGTTTAAGGTTCCTCCGAAGGCTTTGAAGAGCAGATCAAGGGCTACACGATCTTTGATGTGTGCCGTTGCCTGTACTAAGGCTCTGGGTGTGTTCTGACTAGGTGGTTGTTTAAATATGTAACTACCGTCCCCGTCTAAATACCCAGCAACCCAAGCCCAGGTTGGATGCTTCTTAGCTTTCAATGGGCCTGAGTATTCACGCGAAGCCCTTGTAAAAACCTTTAACTGCTCTATTTCTGTATCTGTTAACACTTGAGAACGGAATTTCTTCCACATATCAAACATGTTTTGCAGGTGCTTTCCTTTGATAACCATGTGCTTTACAAGACGGGGGGCGATCATTTCTAGATGAGATGCCTTGCTTATCTTCCAAACTGAGATGGGAGACCAATCTCCTCTTTGCTCTTTCCTACAAACTGTACCCATGCCTGTAGTTATTGGAAGAGAAGCTACGTAGCCTTGTCTGTCAATGGAATCTGCTGCTGTAAGGCTGATTGTTAAATAAACTCTTTTATTAGTATATTCAAAACCAATGTGCCCATCAGCATCTAGCAAACCTGCCAAATACTTTACTTCTGTTTCATTTACGTGTTCTGTCATTTAGTACCCTTCATTTGTTTATGGGCATTCGCTTCTCTCGTGTTGGGGACAAGCCCTTCCACGTTATTCAGTAATCGTTACTTGGCCTTATGCTAACCAAATTTCTGGGATAAACGTTGCACCAGTAGTTGTGGTGATGTGATTAGTACCGAGAGCCATTTTTAAATTTCCTTTAGCGCCTTAGCGCATATTACTTAACCCGCCCCTCCGCATAAGCCTGACGAATTTCAGGCTCAAGCGCTTCATATCGTGAGGGGTCTGTCATTCTAAGCCGGATAAGGTCGGCACGACGATAGACCTTCCTTGAAGACTCTCCAGTTCCACTAGTGTCAACCATTGCAGCTTTCATGTTCTGCTTAAGAACCTCAGCCCCGTCGGAGCGCGCTTGCGTTGTTTTAACACCACGAATCTGTTTAAATGTAGAAAGCAATTCATCAGCTGATTCAAAATCAAAGGAGGTGTCAGCTGCTGCATACATTTGCATACGTAGCTTGCTTCCCTTAACCCAATCAATAAACTCCGGGTCTTGTACAACTTCTGAAAAATCGGGATGCTTCTTTTGGAGAGCACCCTGAGATTGCATTTGTTTAAATTGTGCCGCAGCTTGTTTAGCCGCTAAAACGTCCGGGTGTTTATCCACTGCGTTGCGAACTGCATTCTTCGGGTCTTCAAAGAAATCAATTTCATCTTCAACTGTAGTAGGTGTATTTGTTTTAGAGAGTTGTTGTTTAAGTAGCTCATCTGCCAGTTTACGAACTTCACCTACCTCTTGGGCTTGGCGACCAATCAGCTTCTCAGCCTCTTGGTGCATGTTCATAATGTCTTCCAGACTCTTGCCTTCATATTTAGAAGGAATCTTTGGACGCTCAGGAACCGCTTCTGGAGCCGCTACAGTTTCCTTGCGCTCCATGTTCTCCACTGCATCAAACTCACTATTAGTCAGGTCTTCTTCATCAAATAATGCCATACCGTCCTTTCATCCTGCCCGTGAGGGTTTTAGGATATTTAAAAATGAACTCCAAAAGGTTACTCTTGCGAGGCTTTCTTCTGTTCTTGTTTGAGCTTTTCAGCCCGATTCTTTACCCACTTGTCTGCGGCTCCGGGGAAAGCACCAGTGATGCCCTCCAACTTGATACGCGGGGTGGATAAGATTCTGATAGCACTGTCACCACATTCTTTACAAACGGTGGTTCTAATGCCCTCATCAATCAATTGCTCTGTCACATGCCCTTCAGCACACATAAATTCGTACATGCGCTTCATTCTGAAGCCTCTTGTAAGCTCTCATATGCTGTTTCGCAGGCTTCTTTGCGGGATAAAAGCAGGTTAAGAATGTCTAGTTGTCCTTGTCGATGGAATAAGGAGTGTGCATCTTGGACTGTTGACAGTTCATTAACCGTGTTTTTAATCTTTGTGAAATCCTCCATCATCATGGCCCAACCTTTGGTTGCCATCATGGAGAATGTTTCATCATAAAAGTGCTGTAAATCAGGAGCCATTGGCTTTATCCTTCTGTTGTTTTAATGCAACCATTGTAGCATATTTACAACGTTTTGTCAACTATTGGTTGTTTTCTGCATTTGCATGGCTGTAATACGCTCATTACGCATGTTGTCATCCTCTTTGATGTTGAGGTCACGCTCTTTAAGCATAAGTTCCGTCATCCGGGCACGTCGTTCAAAGTCTTTGCTCTCGTTGTCATCATCTAGGTTGGTAGCAAGCGCTGCTGTGAGCTTTGCCTGTGCCAACTGAGGAGCCAACTGAGTTTCAACCTGAATTTGCTGTGATTCTGCTGCTTTCTTCTGTGCCGCTGCTTGCAAGTCCTGCACCTGAGCCTGAATAAGAGCCATTTGAGCCTGCTGAGCCATTTGTTCAGCCTGTTGCTTCTGTTGCTCTGCTTCTGGGTCTGGTTGGCTCATCTTCTCAAGAGCAACCATCAACTCAGCACGATTACTCAAGCTGCTATTAGACAAAATACCCTTCAAAATGATAGGCAATACAGGTGTGTTGGGGCCAAGGGTTTGTAGCAACCCAATCATTTGCTGTTGTTCAAACTCACGGGCCAAGATTCCTAGGGTTGCTGTAGGCAAGAAGGTCATATCCACGGATGGATAGCGCTCTGGGTCAAACTGCATGTAGCGGTAGGCAGCTTTATTGATAAACGGGATCATGAAATCTTCTTGGAAGTTCACAAGGGTGCGTTTATACTTCTTAATAATGCCTGCCATAGCCATAGACATACCTTGTCCACTAGCGACGCGCTGCGTAGCCGAAGGAAGCCCTGCTGAGTCAACTGTGCCTGTTGCTTGTAACAACATCCGCTCAAAGTTCTGAGCCGCTGCGGGGGCATCCACGTTGGATTGACCGAAGTGGAACGGGAAGATCACCTCTGAAGGTGGGCCGTTGGTCAGGATTGCCTTACCTGGCTTAACCTCAAACTTACCACCGCGAGGGATACGAGTTGCATCCATAGCAATCATAGGGGCTGTTGTAAGGGCCAAGGAGTCCATATGAGCACGTAGCTGACCGTCAATGGCCTTCTGCATGTTGTATGCCTTCTCAACCGTCCCACGGCCATAGAATCGGCCTGGAACCGTGTCGTCTTGGTAGGCAACAATAGGACGGTCTTTCATCATGTATGGGCTTTCTTCAGCCTTCAACAAGATGTTCTCATTGGCAATTACAATGATGGCCTCAACCATGTCGCTGTAGTC